ATTCATATCCTCTTTTAGTTCATTAAATCTTTCCATCTATAAATTCCTGTCGTGTATTGTTTATAATATCTTCCGTAAGGTGCAACCCAACTAGTATGCTTTATCATTGTTTGTAGTATTCTATTTGTATCAACATATAAAGCACAATGATTAGTTACGTGCGTAGATCCTAAGCTCATTGTAATAACATCATAAATCTTTGGTGTCGTAACTTTTTGCCAACCATATTTCTCAGTGTTAGCACCACCTATTTCAAAATACCTTTCATGAGTTTTAGAATACCAATCTTCATCAACTATTTTACAAAAGTCTGATGTGTTGTAATTTATATTAATGTTAAGTTTTTCTTTGTAAACTAATCTGCATAAATTAAAACAATCTATGCCATCATTAATATCATCACCTAAATGTTTATAAGGGAATCCAGTATAAGAATTATACCATGTCATTGTGTCTATAAATTGCGTGTAACCTATTCATCCAGTATTCTGATAAAGTTTGGACACACGAACAACCCCCTTCTTCTATGTGTAAAAGTTTAGATGGCATTAAAAACATACCAAAATGTATTGCAAGTTCATGCTTTTCTGACTTAAATACCATTACATCATAATTTTTTGCATCTGTCAATTTGACTTTTATAGAGCACTTTGATGCCCACTCATCAACTTTTGTAGTATGAAAATATTTCATCCATGCTCTTGAATGAGGGTAAGGAGGAAGGTCAAATTCTAGTTTGAGTTCATTTTTATAAAAATTTCTGATTAGCTCAATACAGTCAATCTGTCCGTATTCGTGTTTTAGTCCTAAATATTTTTGTACCATGACGCATACTCTGGAAAAGTTTTTTCAAATGATTCATTTCTAAGAGAGTCTAATCGAGTCTGCTCCTTTTTAAATTCAGTAAGTAAATGAGAATCATCCTTTGAGTTCATAAAAATAAGCCAATCTTTAATTTGTTTTATATCATATTTATTAAAAATCCTATATTTTTGTAAAAACGTTTTATATTTTTTATTAATTAACGATTTTGCATCTTTAGGCAAACAGGTAATGGAGTAAATACTTGGATGTCTGAGTATTGTTCCATAATAATCTAATCTTTGCTTTTTAAACCATAAAATTAATTCTGGCATTGAGATAATGGAAAAAATATTTATTACAGAAGAGAAAGTTTTTATATGTTTTCTATAATGGGTAACGTTATTTTCAAAAGTTTTCCAGTTTAATCCTTTTCTTGAATATTCTGCATGACTTTTAAAACCCTCTATACTTGGCCAAACAGAGACATCTTTAAAATTTTTCCACATATCCAATAAATTAAATTTTTTATATTTAGAATAGCTTAAGTTACTATTATACTGTAATTTTATATTTTTTGCATATTCACTATCTATTAATAACTGTAGTAATTTATAATGACCATCTTGAATGAAAGGCTCTCCTCCTGCAAAATACACATCAGTTAAACTGGGTATGATTTTAGGAATATCATCCCATATAACATCGTTATTTGTATAATGATCAATTGTTTTAGAATATGATTTTTTAGAATCTTTATACCAACTAGTTGAAGCTTCTGGGCCACACATTCTACATTTAAAGTTACATAAATTTCCAAACCTGAGGTCTAAATATGTGGGTAAAGTGGTTAACGAACCGTCTGCTAAAGTATTATCCTGCAAATATTTTTGGTTTTTAAATCTTGAATTTACACTTAATCTATTACTATTAATACCAAGTGCTTCTCTATCATAACATACATTTTTGCAAACTAAAGGCACTTCATCGTTTAAAAATTGTTTTCTAACTTTTTTTAAAGGATCTCCGTTCCATATATCACTAATACTTTGCGTTGAGTCGCCTAAGACTAATGGCTGTGCTTCCCACTCAGCATGGCAACATAGATGAAATTTTCCTGATAAACTACCAAAAATATGATTCCAAGGTAAAATACACCCTTTCATGTTATTGTTTTGGTACTGTTCGTCCTGTAGCAGGGAAGCCTCCAAAATGAATCTGATTATTTCTAACTGTGCAGGCTTGAAGGGATTTACCACAAACATCACCAGCAGAAGATGATGCTATATTATTATTAGCTGCTATTGGATTTGCATTTGAGGTAAGTGATGTTCCTGGTATAGCTAGACCTCCTGGACCGGGATATTGACACTCTGGTCCTTTGTATGACCACTGACAAGTATTTTTATAATACTTTCTATTAGGTAATTGATTTCTAAAATATTGAAGCCATGAAACCAGACTAAAAGTAGCAACCTCTTCATTTAAAGACTCTAAGCTATCTATTTTAAATTTGTCTTCGATGTATGATTCGGCGTCTGCTTCAGGGTTTACAATAAAAACTGCCTCACCCACTGCTAAACTTGCATCTAAGGGGTTAGATAAATATAAAAAACGATTTTCTTCAATTGATTGGATTGTGCCTTCAGTTGTGCCTAACTCACCACGAACATTATCTCCAACTCGATATGGAAGTGCATTATAAACTTCTACAACATTTGAAGTAATATATCTAGCAGTGCTATATTCGGGCCAATGATCTAAAAAATTAGCGAAAGTAGTCTTTATAGATACAACACCGCCTAATAAATCACGAGTATCTGATTTTTCTTCTCTCCATTCTCCTCCGACAGCGATTGTTTCATCTCTCGTGAATGAAGCGTTTGCTTTTCCATAAATTCCAGTTTCAACATCAGCGCTATAGGCTAGACCGTTTGCTCTAGCGCGGGTTAATACATCAAACCCCTCTGTGCCTTCTGATCCGAAAGCACTAGGTGCTGCATTAATAGTTCTAGGATCAATTCCATGTACTAGCTCCCCATTTACAAATGCTTGACAAGCATTAGAAATATTATTTCCAACTAAAAAAGGATCTTCAATTAAGGCGGATATTATATTATCAACATTAAAAACTGTCAAAGAAAGGTCATTAATTTTACCGTCACTAGACTGCTCAATTGATGAAATTTGAGAGGGAAAAGGAATAAATGTTGAACCACTATACGTAACATTATAATTTAGGTCAGAAATTAAATCACCACGAATATCAGCAAACCTTATTGGAAAATTAGTAGGCCAAGATCTTCCCTCTCCTTTACCTGTAGGATTGCCAGCTATAGTATCTGGATACCACTCACCTGGATAAAATATTTCGAATAAACGAACAACAGGATTCTGCGTAAAAGCATTTTTTTCAGCTATAAAACCGCTCGGTCCTATAGATTGTATAGTTGATGTTGCTGTTGTCACGTTACCTGCATAGGTATTTGCTTGGAAAGGTAAAGATGTAGTATTTAGAAGACCATTTGCTGTTCCTGTGATGGATATGACATTTGAGTGAACTACTTCTAAATTTGAAAACTCTAATATGGAATTAGATAATTTTACTTTTAAAATATTAGTATCGGTATTAACATTTGCGATAGTACCTGTAGCAGCTGAAGTGCTACCGATAAGAACATTATTCGTCTCGAAAGACGAAGCATCCGCTACCTTAATTACTACATCATAATTTCTTGCTGTCATTAGTCATACGTTTCTTGTAGCTTAAAAGCCACAGTGTAAAAATTTTGTGTCAAATTAGAGCCAGTGGATAAAACCTGAGTTACTGATAGTGGCCCATCAAATCTTGTAGTAATTGTACCAGATTCATTTAGGTGTGACAAGTCAAATGTAAATGCTTCAAACTCTCCGCTACGAGCGTTGTAAAAATTTTCAATAGCTGTTTTTTCAACACCAGTTATGTTAGTATATTGTAAATTATAGTTACGTTTTGAGCGTCTAGACCTTAATCGTCTTTTTTCGTAACCTGCTTGTGAGATAAATTTTATAGAATCAAAAGATCTTTCAGCTGTAAAACCTTTATCAGGTTTTCTATCTGCCATCGAAGTGAATCTATCAAGTGTAGCTACTTCAGAGTCAAATACTCGAATACTAAGTGTATCATCAGAATCAACCGATCCTAGAGGAGCTCCAGAAATTATTGTTGGAACATGGTTTACAATTGGTGATATTCCTCCACTTCTGTACCTAGCCGCATGAGATAAACGGGTAAATTCAATTTCTCCTGTAAATCTTTCTCCATTAGAAGCATTATTTGCGTTAGCACCAATTATTACATTACCTGCAAAGTCTGACCCACTAAAATTTGTATGTGCAACTTTTACGTTATTAACATATAGTCTTAAATTTTGTGCATTTTTTTCATAAGAAACTCCGACATGAAGATTAACGCCTCCATTAGCATTACCTCCGTATAGCTCTGTTACAGTGCCTCCATCATTTACAACAAAACCTACGTTTGAGTTAGCTCCAACTATTCTTAAAGTATAATTATTATCGTTTGTTCCTGCGTGCTTTGCAAATAATGATTGATTTCCTGTCATGGTAGTACCAGCATCAGGTTTTATAAAAGTATCTAAAGTAAAATCTCTACTTAATATATTAAAATCACCACTATCAGGCACTTGAGCAAACTTACCAGGATTACCATCTAAATCTAATCGCGCAGTCCCACTAAAACTAGCACTACCGTTACTAAAACTAAGAGTATGTTCAGAAGGACTTTCATCTGTTAGATTACCGCTAAAGTTAGTTAAAAGTTTAACGGCAGCATTATCGCCTATATCAATTCCTTGTGTGGCTAAAGTTGCAGATGGAAAAGTATATGAATCTGGAGTTTGAAAAACACCTGATAAAAATACCATAAAATCAGTAGCTGATGTTACATTAACTCCCTCTGGCATGGCAAAACCTTCTGTATTTGCATTTATTACATAAGAATTAGAGTCTATAACAGTGGCCGTGGTGTTAGAATAATCTACAGTTCTCACTGCAGGAAAAGTTCTTGTTAATCTAAAACGAGAAGGTAAACTGATAGTTTTAATTGTCAAATTTGTTGCATTTGGTGCTGTTAGAAACGAGGCTGTTTGGCCTGAATTGGATAAATCATAAGCAGTTGTTTGTTGTAATACACCATCAATAAAAGCCGTTATCTCCCCCTTATGATCTACGGTAGAAGGTAAATTAAATTGGGTACGACTTGCACCAGTATTATCAAATTGTGCATCCGCTACAACAGTAAAAGCTGTAATTGGGGCTTGTGCATCATCAGGATAAGTAGCCATTAACTTGCTCCTCTCAATGACT